TTTGCTAAACGGCCTTGGATTCCAGATGATTTTTCAGATTTCTTTAAAATCTCATTCCAGCCTGGATGTTTGTTATGTAACTTATCTCTCCACTCTCCAACTTCTCCAACACCAGGCATAGTAGATGGATCTGACCAATCTCTTTGCCAATCGGGGTTATCTTTACACCACTGATCCCATTCAGTAATGCTCATGGCGACTTCTTTTTGTTCACCAGTGTCTTTATGTATAACAGGATAGGTGGCCATATTAGAAAAAATTAAAGTTGATATTAAATCGTCCCATAGCATTTGTAGTATTAGTAGAACGATGTTTAACACTAGGGTTGAATAAGAATAATCTATTCTCAACACTATCTATTTTAGTACCATCTTCAAATTCTGTAAAGCCGTTACAGGTATTTAATGCGAAAATAGCGCCCTGATGATCATATTCTTGATCTATATGATAAGGGTGTTTGTGAAAAGTTTCACAGTAAGGATAAAAGTTTGCTTTAACTCTAAACATAGTTTTATACTCACATGCTAAATTAAATTTAGGAAGAAATATGTCCCTAATGACACCCCAAGTCTCATGGGTTGGTTCATCATTCTGATATATTTGTTTAATACAATAAAAATTCCAATGAGGAATATCTCCATCCAATTCCTCACCAGAAACACCCACGGCAGGTTTATATTCTAAGTTACTAAAAGCATCCTTAACATATGCCAACTCTCTTGGATCCAAAAAATTATCTATAATATCAGTTATCATCTGGTTCCATTGCTTTTTTTACTTTTTCAGCAGTTTCCTTTACGTTCTCAACTAAGTCCTGAACGAGATTTCTTTCCCACCCAAGAGCCTCAGAAACAACAGGGAACTGACCAACAAATACATCTCTACATGCATTTGCAATATCCATATGTTCCTTCTGCGTACCGTTGGCAGTCCTCAGAGAGATATAATGAATCCAAGAACGACATGAACCTGTCATATAGATTCTAGTAGGTGTGGCGAGAGGAAGAACCATTCTAGCACATTCCTTTGCAACACCAGACTCAAGCATCTGTTGATATAAGGAAATAGAAGAACTAAACAAAGTTTGTATCTGTCTCTCTACTGTCTGTTTAATGAAAGGATCCAAATCATCTGTAGAATTCTGTCTATTCTTTGTATCCTGCCTCCTAAGATTAGGCAATGGAATATCACCTAACTTTGAACTATCAGCATATCTTTGACTAAACTCTTGGAAAGTAAATGATCTATGACGTAAGATCTGTGCTGCAATAGCACGAGTAGTCTCTATCTCTAAAGTCATAGAGGACTGTTCAAAAACAGACCAATGTTGATGTTGAATACAATAATTTAACAATCCAGCAAATTTTTCATTATCCTGATTAGATGGATTAGATACTCTGGCAACATATGCCATAAGTTTCTCCGCATCAGGAGTAACAGTAACAAGTTTTACAGTCATAATTCTTCTATTTGATCACCATAAGTTACTTTTTCTTTCTCTTTGATTCGGATAGTATAAGAATCTGTATTTGAGTAAATCTCTGATTCCAGTTCATTTACAAGAGATCTTAAGTTCTTGTAGATTAGTTTTAATCTTTCTCTATCGGGTTCTGGCATTTTAGACGTAATAATTGAAATTGATTACACACCTACGAAGTTCATCAGTACAGGATGATCCAGCATGTTTCATGTTAGAATCAAATACTAACATACGATTAGCGATACTGTCAACCTTTGTACCATCTTCAAATCTAGTGTAACCGTTATTGGTATTCACATAATAGATCGCAGTTAAGCAATCGTCAACATCTGTATGGAATTCATACTCTTCAATTTCAGGTGTTCTCATATTTAGATTAGCCTTAATCCTAACTATTGCAGATGGGTCTAACTTTTCTACTATAGGAAGGAGTCCACCCCAAAATTCACTTCTAGGTTGATATCTATGATAGAAAATATGACAAAACTGGCACTTTCCATCTCCAGGCATGTTTATGCCATCAGAAAAGTTCCAGTTAAGTAAGGAATCATCCATCATCATTTTACGAAGATTTTCGTAAGATTCTGAATCTAGAAAATCATCATAAACCTTCAGTCGCTTCATCTGCTTCCTTCAGTAAGTTTGACACATATTTCTCTGTGCCATCCATAGTCTTTACTGCAAACAAATTAGATTTCATATATTTCTTAGTCTTCTTATACTTCTTGATGAGTTTTGCATACTCTTCAGTATTCATCTCAACTTTACCTTTTTTGGCATCACCAGTAAATTTACTACCAGCAACGTTTCTGCCATCTCCCATAGGAGAGGATCCTGAATATTCACCCATTTTTCTTCTTCTGTGGTTTCTTAGGTTTTGTCTCTTTCTCAGGTTTAAGCATACTGTCTCTCCAGAGTTTAGGGTTCATCTGCCCTTCAGTCTGTTTCCATTTCTTCAAACCTTTTTTGTACTTATCGTAGTAGTAATCAAACATTTCCACCTGCTTTTGGCAAATAGTAATGTCGTAACAAGTCTTGTCAGCCTTCTTACCATCAGTTTCCACTTCCTTAACATACTCTACAAGGTAGGCAGTGTATGGAAGTTTTTTATCTGTAGCAAGTTTAGGATCACAATCTTCGTGTATGATTTTCAACTGCGGTTCCCCCAAGTAATTTCTGGATATGCTTCTGATACTAACTCCTTAGTTATACCATACTTAGTCTGAAGTTTCTTATCTTTAACTAGAATAAGAATCTCAGCCTCAGGTTGTGGTAAAGTTTGAAGAAGGTTAATGAAAATACTTTCTCTCTTTATCTTATTGAGTTGGTCGTCTCCACCTTTTACAAAACGGTAAAACTGGCGAGCAGCATTCCGAATTGTGGTTCTTGATGGAACTCCCTGATCTTTAGATGCCTGAACATCACCTTCTACAGGTTGATATGGTACAGGCCCATCTGGTAACATAGAAACCACGGATGGATCAAAGTTCCAAACCATTAACATTTTTAAAGAATCATCTCCATGAGTACGGAGAAGATCTACTTTTTTAGTCTTAACTCTTTCTGAATCTACGGCTTCCAATACCTCATGCACCAAAGGATTAGGTGGCAGTTCTTTTTTCTTAACTGTCACCGTCCTTGGCTTAGTCACAGGGGTTTTAGTTGTTGTAGTTTTGCGAGTTCTAGGTTTCCTAGTTGAAGAGGATTTACTCCTCGTCGTCTTCTTCGCTGTTGTCATTTTCAAACCTCACGGCTACGATTTCATCGGGAATTAGATTCCCATTTTCGTCATACATCTCAGGGTGGGTATATGCCACCGCCTGATTCTGCATATTGACGTAATTGTTTTGTTGGGCTAACCAGCCAATTATACCACCTATTAACAAAAATGTCACGCATAATATACTGAACATAACAATAAGTACAGTTGTTTCCATGTGGAACCTCCCAAGGTTAATTACTGGTTGTGTTTTTTATGTTGAATGATAAACTAAATTCTTTACCGAATAGAGTAAATCTTAGATCTAATAGATTTTTAGGCGGTGGTTTCGGTTTTGATTCTCCTTTTAATAATAGTTCAACGCCCTTATTTATGTCTACATCTGGAGGAATCATATTAAATTACCTTATGTTCTTTTAGATATTTTAAGGTTTGGTTAGCGTCACCAAGTACCTTACCATCCAATATGATCTGTGGTACAGAAAGAACATTAGGAAATTTAGTTTCAAACTCTTCTTCTGTGTAATCCGTACCCAATTCTTTATACTCATATTCCTTGCCTAACAATTCAAGAACAGTTTTGATCTTGAAACACATTGGACATTCATCTTTTCCGTATATTGTGAACATGGTTTTAATACTTAACTACTTCTAAAGTGGGCCAATCAGCTTCAAATACTAAAAGTCCTGTAAGGGACTGTTCGTTAATACACACGGTAAGGTAAACCGCATGTTTTGTTCCATTTAAGGCACGACTTGTACGGTCACCTATAAAAAGAACCCGACCTTCTAGTGCGTTACCGCAACTTAGAGCATCGGGAACTCGTACTATGGAATCCTCACGAACTTTTCGAGTTTTCGCAGTATCTAAGAAAACTGTCTTCGATTCCGATTGTGTCCTGTTTCCCCTGCGATACCCAGAGGTGGCAAAATTCATAGATGAACCTGACATGATCTAAATCATTGTAATTTTTAAGGGCTAAGAAAGATTCTTGACGTATTTTCATACGTTCATCGGAATATCGCCAATCAATCATCTGACTCTAATTTACTAATTACGCTATCCATTCTATCAAACAATTCGTCTGTAGACTTAAGATTATCAATATGAGAAATCATACCGCCAATCTCTCTGACGATATAAGGCTTTTCTACCTTAGCGGCAAAAGCAAGAGTCTCACGAAGTTTTAATTCTGCTTCTTGTAAACCATCCTGTACTTGTTGAGATAAAGTCATAATCCTATTTGTTAATTGAATTCCAATCATTTTGGAACAATTCAAGTCCCTTGTCAGTTAAGATGTGATTATACATCTTATCGAAAATTGCAGG